AGAAGATTCAGATAGTGGGGATGGATACAAAGGCGGAGATGGTGGAGCTGGAAAACAATCCTCTATAACAGGTACTTCTACATACTATGCAGGTGGAGGAGGTGGTGGAACCTATCAAGGTAATAGTTCTGATGCTGGTTCTGGAGGACAAGGAGGTGGCGGAAATGCAAACTATAACGGAACTGGTACCACTGGTACTGTAAACACTGGAGGAGGAGGTGGAGGCTCTGGTAATTTCTCTGCCGGTTATAGTGGAGGTTCTGGAGGCTCAGGAGTAGTAATCTTAGCTTATCCATCAAGTTCAATAAATGCAGCAGGAGGAATAGTAGGAGATGCTGGTAATGGTAGAAAGTACCATCAATTTAATGAATCGGGTACTTTTAAAGTTGGTTCTACATCTGATTTTAGCAATTTAATAACAACTAACCTTAAGCTACATTTAGATGCCGGTAATTTTTCTTCTAGAGGTACTTCTACTTGGACCGATTTAAGTTCCAATAGTATAGATGGTACAGTAACTAACACTACTCTGCCTAGTTTTTACTATCACTTTAATGGCAGTAATAGTAGAATAAATTTATCTTCTAATCCTATAAACGGATTAACAAGTATTACTATGGAATGTTGGATTAATCCTGATGCTACTCCATCTCCAGATAGATATATTATATCAATGGTTAATCAAGTAGACGGATGGAGAGGAGTTGGAATGAGACATACTACAGCTAATAACGCTCAGTTTGTTGGAGCTACTACTGGAGGTTCAGTTTACACTAAAAACAGCACAGGTACTTTAACTAACGGAGATTGGGAACATATAATTATGACTTCTACACAGTCAGAACTTAAAATTTATATTAACGGTAGCTTAGATTCTACTCATTCAACAAGCGGATTTGGTACAAATAATACTGGTTTTTTTGATATAGGTATGAATCAATATTTATCTTCCGGTGGAATACAAACTTCCTTTGACGGTAAAATTGCTCAAGTTAGAGTATATGACGGTATATTAACTGCATCAGAAGTATTACAAAACTATAACGCAACTAAAACTAACTTTATTTAAAAGGATATATTTATTAACATGGGACATTATGCAAAAGTACAAAATAGAAAAGTAGTTAAAGTAATTGTAGCAGAAGCTTCATTCTTTAATAACTTTGTTGATGATTCACCTGGTAAGTGGATAAAAACTTCTTATAATACAAGAGGTGGGGTTCATTATGAACCTAACTCGAATACACCATCACCAACAATCTATCAAGATGTAAGTGGTAGTGTGTTTTCTACTTTAGAAGATGCAAACAACCTTGGTACAGGTTCTATTACAACAATTGACCAAAGTCAAACATTGGCACTTCGTGGTAATTATGCAGGAATAGGATATACTTATGATTCTACTCACGATGCTTTTTATGCACCACAACCTTATAATTCTTGGACATTAAACACAGGTTCTTTCTTATGGGAATCTCCAGTAGAATATCCAACTGATGGAAATGTATATAATTGGGATGAAGAAACAACAAGTTGGGTATCACAAAGTTTAGAATAAAAGTTATAAAATATGTATGATGTTTATTATACAACAGGTGGAGGACCTTGGGTTAACGCTGGAACCGATACTTGGGTTAACATTTGGTTAGAAGAAATTGCACCAAAATTAAAAGTTAAACCAGTTCTTCTTATACACAGAAACAAACCACGAAACTTTAACGAATACGATTACAAATTTCCAATAGAAACTCATTGGCATGGTGATGATTTAAGGAAATTTGAAAAAAAGATAAAAGATTGTAGAAGAATCCATATCTTACATGGACACTACAAACCTATGCAAGTTATCATTGATAACAAAAAGAAAATTCATTCAAACGTTTTACACAACTCAGTAGACCATATCTTAAAAAACGCAGTGGGTAGTGATTCTTCTTTTGGACACCATCCTTATATTGATTCAACTTGGGAAGTTGATGTAAATAAATGGGCAAAGAAATCTATATGGATTGGATTATACGATATAAAGTACGAAAACCAAAACATACCGAACTTTTATGAGTTTAAACATAACAAACCTCTGAGTGAATCTAATAAATTAGGATTTGCTGCAAGAAGTGAGGGAAGAAAGAATCCACATTTTTTAGATGGATTACCTGCATTAGTTTTTACAGATTCTCAAATGTTTAATGGTGTATTCAAAAAAGGATATAAAATGGATACTTCTAAAATAAGAGTATATCATTACAAACCAGATTTTGGTGATAATTTTTGGAGTATGGATTGGGGTATATCACATTCTTGTTTTACCTACGAACCTTTTGGATATTCAATATTTCAATCAGTAGATTGGGGAAAATTGCCTATTTTACATACATCTTGGTTACCAAATTTGGAATATCCTTACAGAGCAACTAATAAAAAAGATTTCGTTGATATTTATAATAGATTAAAAGAAACCCCTTACGAAGAAAAAAATAAGTGGTTTTTACACCTAAAAGAATACATGATTGAAAATTTTACCAACAAAGATAAGTGGGTAGAGGATTTACTCAATATTTATAATATATAATAGGAGAATATAATATGGCTACACTTTCAAGTGGAGATACTTTATCACTAGCAGATTTAAGAGATTCAACTGCTGCATCAGAAGCATCTATCTCATCTGTGTGGGGTTCAACTCCATCCGCAGGCTCAAACATTAGTTTTTCATCGTTCGCAATCGATTCGGTTGGTTCACTTAGTGGTTTCACTTATGGTGTTGAAAACACCTCTGAGACATACACTTTGAGTTTTAATGGAGCTGGTACAAACCATGATGCTAAGTTAGCCCAATATACTGGTAACTTTACTTGGTCTGTTGCTGCTGGTAGTACAATCACCATTGGTGGTTCGGAACATAAATCAGCAACTGTATCTTTTTCAGATAGGTCAAATATTAATACAAGATTGACAGTAGCATCTAACACTCTTAGAGTTGTATATGATGAACCTTATAATGGTCATGCAATTGGTCTAAACACTAATAAAGATAAAACAGTTTATAACGTAGATAACTACGATGGACATGCATCATCTCTGTGTTTAACCGCTGATTCACCAATTCTTTTGGCAGATGGTACAATTGTAGATGCAGGAGATTTAGAAGAAGGAGATGTACTAAAAGGATATTCTTTAAGTGGATTGTCTGATGATGAATACTCTTCAGATTTCTTACAATGGTCAACTTCAGATTTAGGTGAAACTGCAAAAGATGTAACAGTAGTAAACCTTACTTATTCATTCGCATCAAGATATTATGATATTAATGGTGGTGAAATTACAGGTACATCAGAACACCCAATGTTGGTAAAAGATTCAACAGATGGGTTATTTAGATTCAAAGAACTACACAGTTTAGTGGTAGGTGATAAACTAATTAAATCAGATAATGGTACAATTACTGAAGTTGCAGTATCATCAATTGATATTACAGAAGGAACAGTAGAAATTGTATCTATCGATGTTGAAGAACAAGATACTTACTTAGTAAATGGATATATAACTCATAACAAAGGTACAAATACTTGGAGTGATTTCACAGGTCCATCAGCACCAACTATTACATATAACAACCCAGCAGGAGCACAAAACTCTAACTTGAGTTGGACAACTCCAACTGCAACGGGTACTACTGGTGTAACAGAATTCGAACTACAAGTAGATGATAGTTCAGGGTTTGATTCATTGGATGCAACTCACTCTGGTACATATAGTGGAACTTCACTTAATGTATCTGGTCTTTCAACTGGTACTTGGTATGCTAGAGTAAGAGCAAAAGAAATGGGTGTATATGGTTCTTGGTCATCAACATTAACATTCTCACATACATTTGAAAATTAATAAATAAAATTTACGTTTTGAGAAAATCTATATATTTATATATATAACATTAAAAATCAAAATAAATTAGTTATGGCAGAAGCAATTAAGTTTACAGAAGAAGAAATTCAATCAATCAATCAGTTACGTCAAGAAGTAGGAGTTACTTTTACTCAATTAGGACAGCTTACTATTCAGAAAGCAAAAACAATCCAACAAATTGAGGCACAAGAAGCTCAACTGATTGCACAACATCAATCTCTTGTAGAAAAAGAACAAGAATTGTTCAAAGGATTGAATGAAAAATATGGAGATGGTAACTTTGACCCAGCAACAGGTGAATTCACTCCAACTCCAAAAGAAGAAACGGCTGAAGTAGAAGGATAAAAATAATCTTTCGATTTAGTTGGTTATACTTATATAAAGAGTATATTATACAAAAAATTAACAAGGAGTAATATAAAATGGCAGAAAAAATTGTATCACCTGGTGTATTTACGAGAGAAAATGACCTTTCTTTCTTATCACAAGGGATTGGTGAAATAGGAGCAGCAATCATTGGACCTTTCCATAAAGGACCTGCTTTCGTACCAACCGTTGTTAATACACAATCGGAATTCGAAGAAATATTCGGAACACCTGATGGTTCTTACTATACAGGATACACCGTACAAAATTATTTAAGAGAAGCTGGTGTAGCTACTATTGTTCGTGTAGGACATTTAGGTGGTTATACTCACGCAGCACCTCTTGGAATCAAATTAAGTGGTGTTGGTACTAAAGATGATAAAATCATCGGTGTACTACATGGAACTGATAACCTTGCAGATGCAGATGGAAACATCACAACTGAATTATTTGCTTCAACAGCAATAGATTCACAACCATCAGCTTCAGCATTCTCAATTTCAGGTTCTTTATTAGGAACTGAAATTTCAGCATCAGTTTTACCAACCGCTGGAAATGATTTATCAGATGTATTTGGAGAAAGTGCATTTGGTGGTAAAAAAGTATTCTCCTACAAGTATTTTGAAAACGCAGCAACTGATTTTGCTAACCACCTTACTAATAGTGGTTCACAAGTTTCTTTAGTTGCATTATCAGACCAAGATTTCACACAAGATTGTACAAATGCATCTACTCCTTGGATTCAATCTCAATTAATCTCTGGTGAAAGATACAACCTTTTCAAATTACATACTTTAGGTGATGGTACTTACACAAACAAAGAATTTAAAGTATCTATCTTTAATGTAAAAGCAGCAGGAACTTCTAATGCATCTGATTATGGAACATTCTCACTTGCAATTAGAGGATACTCCGATACTGATAAGAGAAAGACAGTACTTGAAACATTTAATAACGTAACTATGGACCCTGCTTCACCAAATTACATTAAGAAAGTAATTGGTGACCAGAACATCACTATTGATGCAGTTGGTAAAATGACAATGAATGGTGATTATGTAAATCGTTCTAAGTTCGTTAGAGTTGAAACAGTAGCAGAAGGAGCATCTCCTATATCTGCAGTACCATTCGGACATGGTGCTTATACTAACCCTATTTTTGTAGGTGGTTCTGAATCAGATGTACCAGCAGTAATTTTCTCTACTGGTTCTGCTGATAATAACGCATCAACAACTGTAAAATATAGTGGTATTGATTTAGAAACATCACTTGTTAAGATTGATAACTCATCTTACCTTTCTCCAATTCCCGCTTCGGCAACAATTGGTGGAAACACAGTATTTGCATTTGATGCTGATATTAACGTTTCAGCAGGTAGTGGTGTAACACTTAATCACCAAGATGATGGATTCGGTACATTTAACTTCGGTTATACTGTATCTACTGCAGATGATGCAGCAACTATCTCTAAAAGACAATTTACAGTAGGATTCCAAGGTGGATTCGATGGTATATCTCCAACAATCAAACCAGCTAAAGCTGATGATTCACAATGGGGAGCTGGAAACTCACAAGGATTTAACTTATCAACTTCAACCGCTAGTGGTTCAGTTGCATATGTAAGAGCAATCAACGCAGTATCTAATCCAGATGATTTCGATATCAACTTAGTATCTGCACCTGGTGTTGTAAGAAGATTACACTCTTATGTATTTGATAAAGTAACTGATATGGTTGAATCTCGTGAAGATGCATTCTTCATTGGTGATGTAACTGATAAAGATGATACTATCACACAAGCAATCCAAGAAGGTGAATCAGTTGATTCTAACTACGTTGGTACTTATTACCCATGGGTTAAAACAATCGATTCAAGAACTAACAAACTAACTGCAGTTCCACCATCAGTATTGATGCCTGGTATCTTCGCTGAAAACGATGCAGTTGCAGCTGAATGGTTTGCACCAGCAGGTTTAAACAGAGGTGGTATCACCGGAGCAGTTTCTGTACTAAACAGATTAACACACGCTGAAAGAGATACACTATATGAAGGAAAAATCAACCCAATCGCTCAGTTCCCTGGAGAAGGTATCGTAGCATTTGGACAGAAAACACTTCAAGACCGTTCATCAGCACTTGATAGAATCAACGTAAGAAGATTATTAATCAAAGTGAAGAAATACATCGCATCTACATCAAGATACCTTGTATTCGAACAAAACACCGCTCAAACAAGAGGTAAATTCTTGAATACTGTTAATCCTTATTTAGAAGGAATCCAACAAAGACAAGGTTTATATGCGTTTAGAGTAGTAATGGATGAATCTAACAACACACCAGATGTAATCGATAGAAATATCTTGGCAGGGGCTATTTACTTACAACCTACTAAGACGGCTGAATTCATTGTAATTGACTTCAACATTCTACCGACTGGGGCTAGTTTCACCGCATAATTAAAAAATAAAAAGAATCTATATTTATAGTAGTATAAAGGAGAAATAAAAAATGGCAGAAGTATTAGAATTCAACGATATGTTCTACACGAACTTCGAACCGAAGATGAAGAACAGATACATCATGGAAATTGATGGTATCGCTTCTTATCTTATTAAAACGGCTAACAGACCTTCAATTACATTTGAACCTGTTGTTCTTGACCATATCAATGTTAAGAGAAAACTCAAAGGTAAAGGTGAGTGGCAAGATATTGAAATCACTCTATTTGACCCAATCGTACCAAGTGGTGCACAACAAGTAATGGAGTGGGTAAGAACATCTCACGAATCTATTACAGGTCGTGATGGATACGCAGATTTCTATAAAAAAGATATCGATATCTATATGTTAGGACCTGTTGGTGATAAAATTGAAAATTGGAAAATTAAAGGTGCATTTATTAACAGTGCAGTATTTAATGATTTAGATTGGGCATCTAATGACCCTTCAGAAATCACTTTAACTCTTTCATACGATTACGCTATCCTAGAATACTAATACTACAATACTTTTGATACTTACGAAAAAAGTTCTCTTAGTGAGAACTTTTTTTATGC